CCGGTAAACGGGTTGTGTGGCGCCAGTCACAAGGACTGCGTCCGAATCTGTTCCGGCCGTAATTACTACATCATTCGTTTCAAAGTTCTGGATGGCCCCCATATTCTGGAGTGTGTTAAAATAATCTACCAACGCCGCCTTAAGAAGTGCCCGCCCATCATCGTTGTTGTTTACCTTTCCCACATAGTTACTTTCAAAAATAGTAGTGATGTCATTTGCAATATTGTCAATGGTACGGATGACCCGGTTCTTCGTGAACATCTTCCCCTTCTCCACCGTGACTGTGGTGAGGGAATTGATGTCATATACCGCTGTTACGTTCTGCGCACTGTCAGCCTTGAATATGAACTTCCCCGCCTTAATTGCTGTCTCCATCTCGGTTTTTGTCATCCTGGGGCTGACATCAATCGCCCCAGCATAAGTCATTCCCGTATTTGAAGTGGTAATACTTGCCCCGGCAGTTGCGCCCGCCACCCATGCGGTAGTCTCTGCTGCCGTCAATGTTGTGCTGTCAGACATCACGACTCCCTGCGAGACATTTATAATTCCCTCGCTATCCGCTACATGATTGGCGAGGACGGCCTGGCATTTAACCCCCTCATCGTCCCTCATAGCCTTAATCCAGGTCGCAATCGCTGCCTTGTTGGCGCTCGCTGTTTCCGGCGTTGTATCATAAGGATCGCACAGAGTGTTAAACTGCACCGTTTTTAATTTCGTAAGCGCTGCATTAACCGCCTCTGTATTATGTGTTTTCGGCAACTTGTAAATCAATACCGTCTTAGCCTTTTTCAGCGCTTCTGCAGCCAGCTTCTTATCATCTGCTGTTGCTTTCTCTGGATATGCCTGCTCCGTAGCGGTGATGGTATACATCTGTCCATCCTTTCCTACCGTCATTTCCTGTAGGATAACTACGGTTCCCCTATCTCCCGGGGTAATGGACAATGGCTCATTTGTCCGGATATTTATGTAGGCTCCGGGCAGTCCCTTGTTTTGGGATTCCCATGTACCTGCCATAGGTTACTCCTCCTTTATGTCTGTGTTCTGTGACATAGTTCGCATTTTTCTGCCTGTTGTTTCCAAATATTCTCTATAAGCAACCTCAAACATAAAATGCAGTATATTGTCCGTAATATTAAAGTTCCTGTTTTTGATTTTAAAATCCTCTATGCGTAATCCGCGCGTTAAGTCCTGGGCGATTTCCCAGCATTCTTCTTTTATATCGCATCCACCACGCTGCGCCGTCTCAGGAAAATAAGATACATCTACGCTCACCGTGTTTTCCAGTCTGCCATTGATTCCGCTTAATGGATTCTGTCCATAAAAAGATACCAAAAAAGAGGGTCTCACAACTTTTTGCGGGGCACCTTCCTTATATCCGGGGCATTCCCGGACCGCCTTTAGCCCGGATGCGATATTTTTATACAATTTACTTATCATGCCGCCTCTGTACCGCCTTTACCTCCTTTTCAAACTCCTTCTCCAGCTGTTTTCCGGCGTAAATCACAGCGCGCTCTAAAAGGTGGTCACCCTTTTGACTCTTTACATATCCGGTGGTATTTCCATCGTCATCAACTGTCCTATGACCATAATTTACAAAGCTTGCATATTCCGCACTATTTACCAGGACTTTAGTTACTCCTCCGCCCTTTGACTTCACCGCTGGAGCCGATTTCCAATTCTTGCGATACCACCCAGTAATGACTGGAGAGTTGTTCTTCGCATATTTTATACCATCGCTAACTGCCCGGTTGAGCACTCGGATATCAATTTCCCGGATGTCCTCCACCATCGCCATCAATTCTTTCCGGAATTCATCAATTGCTTTTTTATTGGCATTATAGTTGATATTACTCATGCATCGTCATCTCTCTTTATCTCACACTGCCATTGGTACGTGTATGGATGGCATTCGCCCAGTGATACCTCGATTGTTTTTCCGGTTCTTAGCGTTATTACAATCCTGTCCCCTTCTCGTATATCCTCTTCCAGTCCACAAAATAACTTATGGCTGTTCTGGATAGACGGGGCGGGTGAACCGGTGGCAACCTGGCCGGATGAACTGTAACGGCACGGCCTTCCAGTTGATATTTTCACAGTTTTCTGCTTTGTGAGCCTGTCGACCTCAACCTCTTGCCACCTGTACACGTCCATTGTGGCGTCGTACATTGCCTCATACGGATTATACATATCCTCTCAACCTCCTATGCCTACGCAGGCCTTTCTTATCGCTCTCTGTTAGGTTATAAATGCTTGCCTTGGTATTGCCGTCCGTCTGGGACCAGGTGATACTTCCGTCACCTTCTTTGATGCTGGCGACTTCAGGACGGTACCCCGTCCCATTGGCCGCCTCATAATCAATGATACCCTTGGCTTTCTTGCGAATAATTGGTTCCAAGATGTTAGGAATGCTTTCCTGGTCAAGATTACAATAATCACAGACCGAAAGAATGACATCGGAAATGAGGATATCCCGCGTATCATCCATAATGCCCAGATTATTCTTCACTGCCGTTTTCATTTCCGATATTGTCATTCTATTTGCCCCTATCCCAGTTTGTGTTTAAATGCTACAATCCGAATCTGCTTCGGCTCATAGACTGGATTCCAGTTTTTCGGGTCGGCCAGTTCAGTCCTGGACGGTCCCTCAGTTTTTGCGACAGAGGCACTGGTAAACGCGATGCCGCGCGGATGAAGTATACTGGTCCGTCTGTTAATCAGATAGTCCACGCCTGAGCCTTTGCGTTTCGCGCGGTCAGTCTCTGTCGGCACAAATCCTACCGGGTTACCATTACCTAAGGCCACGGCCCCATTGCCAAACAGGTATGTCGTATATACACCGCTTGCAACTGGGCAGCCGTCATCCACAATGACACGCTTTCCCTGATAGGTACCAAAGGCAACATCATTGGATGGCTGCACTGTGTCAATCAGGTTCTGTTTCTTCAGGTATGCCTCCGTAGCGCTATGCATACAGACACCAGTCAACTGCGCCTTGGCGTCTCCCAGCTTCTGTTCCGCGTCAATAAACGCGCTACCGCTCCAATTTGCTGCTGCCCCAGATTTGCCCGAGATATCCAGAAGGTTGCTTTCCAGCCTGGTTTCTGCGGGCGGCGCGCCAGAACCTCCTGCTGGTACGGTCCCGAAAATACCATTCAGGACTGCAATCAGTTCTTTCTGCATATCCCTGGCCCAGAACTGTGCCACCAGCGTAGCAATGGCTGCCATAGGGTCTGAACCTGCCAATGCCGCGGACAAATCTGTAGCACTCCACATCTTAGCACGCC